TATAACAGTACAGATTATTTATTAAACATTCCATTTTGGTGGAATAAATTCTAATCAAATTGGTCTTTTATTGGAACAGGTATAGATATTAAACAATGGTAACTATTAAAATTTAAACAATATTAAAGGAGAAATGCAGACATATGAGTATTCCATTTGAAATGGTTGGGAAATTAACAATTGGTAAAGAGACAGAGAAGTTCAATCCATACGCAGAAACCAAATATGACTCTGGATGGCAAAAAAGAAGTTTAAAGTTTAATGCGATTTGCGGAGATAACAGACATATGCTTACAGTCGAAGGAGGATGTTTCCAAGATGGACACGGAGATGTTTATCTATTTAGCAAAGGATCTGTAGATGACAGTGGTAAAAGAATAAAAGGAGAAAGCTTCACTATTCCATTTAAGGATAGATTTACATCACCTAGATTAGAAGAAGTGGCAGAATTTAAAAAGTTTGTGATTGATTTAGAAAAGCCAAACAGAAGGTATTTATTGAAAGGTTTAGCAGACAGAATCCACGAAGGGAACAGTGTCACTGACGAAGAGTTAAAAGCTGTTGGATTGCAGGCTGAAAGTGAAGTTGCTGAAGCGTTAGAAAAAAGCAAAAATCGAAGACGTGAGTTTGTAACAGAATGGGACTATGCAGAGTTTATAAAAAAGCTAATTGATTCTGGTAAATATAAAGATAAGAAATTTAGAATTAAGGGTAATTTAGAATATACATATTCAGACAAAAACGAGAGGTTTTATTCCAACTTTATTCCTACACGAATTTATCTAGTAGATGACGATGAAGAGGAAATTTCAACCGCTACATATGAATTGTTGTATAACAAAGATAGTCTAGATGATGGAAGCGTTGAAGAAAAGGGCAAGTATTATATTAATGGATATGTTTTTGAATATGACAGACAACGTAAGAGTAATATCCCTTGTCCAGTAACGGTTGTATTACCAGTTGCTAATGAAGATGCAGATGAAAAAGCGAAAAGGGCAACAAAATTATATGTAAAACAATTTACGGTTGAAGATGACTCGTGGAAGCAATTAGGCGTAATTGTAAACCTACTAAATGGTGCGCAAAAAGTTGAGATTGATGAATCTATGCTTACCGAATTTCAACAGGATATGATTTTACTTGGTGAATTGACTCTTGATGATATCAGAAAAGAATTGGGCGGATCAGTATATGGGGATAGAGTACAAGAAAACCAATTCATAAAACTTGCTAGAGGCTACTCAAAAGGACGACAGGATACTGTTTATCAAGATGAAGACTTTGTAATTAAACCACTAGATACTAAATTACCAGATGACATTGAGGACTTATTTGACGATGATGATGATTTGTTATAATTAATGAAGTATAAATAATGGGCAGTTATAAATTGACTGCCCTATCAAATAAAAAACATAAAGGAGATTAATATGGCTAAGTTCGGTAAAAAAAATAAAGTTAGTGAAAATTTGGAAGATTATAATATTTGTATTTTGGGCGAATCAGGTATTGGGAAAACAACACTTATGGTTCAAACATGTCAAAAATTATTTGGCGAAGATGGCTACATGATTTTAAATATGGGCAAAGAAGACGGTATTGACTGTATAGATGGAGCATCGTATGAAGATGTACCCAATTATAAGATTTTCGATGCTATTACTAGAGATATTATCGCAAATAAGGACACAGATTATCCAGATTTAAAGGTTTTGGTATCTGATACACTTGATCAATTATTCGAATTAGTTGAGCCGGAAGCGATACGTAGATGGAATGTGGAAAACCAAGGAAAGAAAGACTTTATTCCGTCAAAAACATTAAATCAGAGTTGGGGCGGTTTTGGACGAGGGGAAGATAAGGTATTAGAAATTATTCTTAACAGAATGTGGGAGCTAAAGAAAGTTGGAGTAGCCTTCTGGAGTTGTGGTCATGTGAAAACTAGAGAAATTTTAGATCCATTGACAGGACAAACATATACTTCACTTTCGACAAATATGATGCAAAAATACTTCAACGGAATAAAGACTAAAATGCATGTGGTTGGAATGGCTTGCATTGATAGAGAAATCATTAAAGAATCTACAGGTCGTCAGAATGTTGTTACTAAGAAAGACATTACTAAAAATAAAGTTGTAGCAGAAAGTAGAAAGATAATCTTTAGGGATGACGATTACGGAGTAGATTCAAAAAGTAGATTTGCAAATATAATTGACCAAATTCCATTGGATACAGATGAATTTATTAAAGCATTAAAAGATGCAATTAAAGCTGCAAAAAACAACCCAATTAGTAAAAAATCTGTGAAATCCACTCCAAAATCACAGCCAAAAGAAGAAGTAGTTGAAGATGAATCAGATACGCAAATTGAAGATATTGACGAAATAGATGACGAAATTCCATTTACAGAAGAAGACACGACATCTCAATATCCAAATAATTTATCTGAGGTAATTCGAGTGGAATTTAAAAAATGTAAGGATGTAGACCTGAAGGCAAAAGTTAGAGAAGTTATAAAACCTTATGGAAAGTTGGCTGATGTTGATGAAGATGGACTTAAAGCAATTTATGATATTTTAAACTAACATACATATTGGGTGGTGAAACTCCACCCTTTCTTTTAAGGAGGATTGGTAATGTTAGTAAAGTGTAAAGGGTGTCAAGAAAAAATAGATAGAGATATTGCTTACAAAATTGTTATTAATGGTAAAAATAATTACTATTGCAATGAGCAGGAGTATAAAGATATAAAAAATAAAAAGGAAATTAAAGATAATACTTACTTAAAAATATACGATATATTCGGTAGAAAAATTACAAATACTATTTTATTCAAAGAAGTAAATGAGCTTGCAGATATTTATGGATATGAGATAATTTATGCTTATTTAGATAAAAATCAAGACTATTTGAGTAATGTTATGTCAAAAGATTTTAACAATGAATTTGGGCAGATAAGATATTTTTCAGCTATATTAAAAAACAGTTTAACTGATTTTAAAGTTGAAAATAAGGTTGTAGAAAAAGAATTAATTGTTGATATACCAAAAAACAACTTTAAACCAAAGCAAAGGAAAAAATCATTAATAGAATATGAGATGGAAGTTGGTGAATTGCTATAAAAAAGGACTTGTTTATTGGGGGCGTAGTAGAAAAATATCCAGAAGAACTGCTAAAAGATAGAGTAAAAATAGAAGGAAATGTAATATCATGTATTTATAAAGATCCTCTGTTGTTAGATGAAGCTAAGTTGGATACAACGAATTTTCTTACACAAGATGGTGCTTACTATTTCGCTCTAGCCAAAAACCTAAGACAAAAGGGATTTTATTCATTTGATGAAGTGACAGTGTTGTCTAATATAGGTGAAGAACTAGAGATAGGATTCGTAGGTCGTGGTGGTTGGGAAGTAATACAAAACCTTATTGATATAATAAATATTCAAAATTGGGATACATATTTGGATATTTTATATAGAGAAAACATTATTTTAGGGTTATATGAAGATGGTTTTAATGTTTTGAAAGAGATAGATATTAACAATAAAAAAATGAAACCATTAGAATTATTTAGAAAGATGGATTCCGAATCAGTCTTAGATTGGTATGAAGCAAGGCTAACATCATATGGCACAGGATATTCTAGCAAAGTATTAGAAGAAGAAGAAATAGACTTTGACGATGAATTCATTAAAGGGTGTGAAGAAGGGTTGGAGGCTGGCGTTCCTTTTGATACAGCGGGAATAGATATAAATGGGAACGAAATAAATTGCCTTCCCTTTTTATCGAGACAAATAGATGGTCTAGCTGATGGAACGTTTAATATTATTGGTGGCTATAGTTCAACAGGAAAGTCAACATTATGGGTTACTGTTTTAATGGCTTTATTACACAGAGGTAGGAAAGTTCTTATTATATCAAATGAGCAAAAAATCAAGGTGTTTAAAATTCAATTTATGGTATGGCTATTAGGGAAATATCTTAGATATTTTAAGCTCTCAAAAAAGAAGATGAAAAATGGGGATTTAACAGAAGAAGATAAATTATATCTTGCAAAAATACAGAAATATTGGAGAGATAATTACAAAGGCAGAGTTAAAATGATAGCTATCGCAGATGCTAATATGTCATTAGTAAAGAAAAAAATAAGAGAAAACGTTCTTAGATATGGATATGACACTGTTCTGTATGACACATTTAAATTGGATTTCGAAGACGACAAAAAAGAGTACTTGTCTCTTATAAAAGATACAAGGGATTTTGATGCAATGTCTAAAAAATACAATATTATAATGTGCGCATCATTACAGTTAGCAATTAACACTATTGGTAAATTGTTTTTGGACGCTTCAGTTTTATCTATGTCAAAACAAATAAAGGAATCATTAGAAACTCTATTGTTAATGAGAATTGTGTATCAAGAAGAGTTAGACAAAGATAATAAAAGATACTATTGTAACCCATTTCAATTAAAAAAAGTAAATGATAAATGGATTGAACAAGAATATATTCCTGATCAGTCAGCAGTATATAGAATGCTATTTCCAGACAAAACAAGAAATGGTTCAAACTCAGGTGATACGGGCGTTGCCTATTTGTTAAAATTTGATGGAGAACATGGAATTTTTAGAGAAGTAGCGATGGCAAGACCTAAACACGGAAGAATAGATTAGCAGTATATAACATTAAATAGCAAAGTAGGTGGAAACAGTGTGTTAACAGAGATAAAGAAGGAATTACTTAGAAATCCTCTAAAATTATCAAATGTACTTGAGCATTTTGGGTATTGTCATGTAACTATTAAAGGTAAATATATTCAATGTGCAAGAGATGACAAAAAAGAGAGTAGTCCTACATCAATTGTCATTAAATTAGTAAAGAATGATTATTTGTACGTCACTGATTACCCTAAAAATATCAACTGTGACCTGTTTTCATATATTATGGATCAGAGAAATGTTGAATTTGTTGATATATTAAATGTTGTAAAGAGCGTTTTAAACATTTCTGATTACTATAATTACTTTACTTCTCAAAGTATTTTTGGTGGGTTTTACGATAATATAAGAAAAAAACTACATAATAATGTCCATTTGTATGATAAAACTGTGTTAGACCAATATAAAACATGCGGTAATTTGAGATTTTTAAAAGATAATATATCACTTTCTACACAGAAATATTTTAACATTAGATATGATGTAGAATCTCAAAGTATAGTAATACCTATATATGACCAGTTTGGCAACATTATGGGTGCAAAAGCCAGAATAAATAAAGATACAGAAGATGGGGAACAAAAATATTATTATTTAATTCCATGTATGATGAGTGAAACATTGTATGGATATTCACAAAATTATAAATATATAACTAATTCAGATATATTAATATTTGAAAGCGAAAAAAGTGTAATGCAATGTTACTCATATGGAATTAGAAATTGCGTATCAATTGGTTCTAGCTCTATTTCCTCAAAACAAGCTAAAATGATTATGGAATCCAATCCAAAAAGAATATTGTTTATGCACGATCAAGGTTTAGATTTAAAATCAATAAAAAGAAATATAAAAATGTTTAGAATATATACAAAAATGTTGGGACTACAAGTTGGATATTGGGATTCAGACCAAATAGATGTTCCAGAAAAAGCGTCGTTATCCGATTTAGGTAAAGATAGATTATTATATGGATTAAAAAATGAAATTATAATGATTGGAGATGATATATATAAAGAAGAATTATAAGGTGCTAGGAGATGGGAGAGGTTTATATAATGAAGAAATAATTGAAATGATTTTAGAAAATAGAAAAATACAAGATATTGAACATTTTCTAAATCCTGTTGAAGAAGATATGTTGCCTTTGGAAAGTTTAAAATACATAAATAAAGCAAAAGATATTATAGATAATGGAATAAAAAATAATGAAAGATTTTTAATAGTTGCTGATACAGATTTAGATGGAGTATCATCTGGAACAATAATGTATAGATATTTAAACAACTATACAGACAATATAAAATGGACAATTAACGAAGGCAAAGCGCATGGTTTAATTAATCAGGATATAACCAGATTTATTGACACAGATATTTTAATTATAGTAGATAGTTTAGATAAAGATAATTCAATATACAAAGAGTTATTTAATCAAGGGATTAAAATTATTATATTAGATCATCACTATATATCAGAAGATATTGATTATGACAGCTATGTTACATTAATTAGCTCACAAAGAGAATATGATAACCCTCATTTATCTGGTGCTGGAGTAGTGTGGAAATTTTGTAAGTACTTAGATAAGTGTTTTGTAAATGACTATGCAGATAAATTAGTAGATTTGGCAGTTTGTGGACTGATAGCAGACATGAGCGATGTATCTGAGCAAAGTAAAGAAAATAGATATATATGTTATAAAGGATTAAATCAAATTAATAATCCAGCAATTAAAAAGATTGTAGGTAGCTTCCCATTTAATAGTACATCAATTTCATTTAGTATTGCTCCTTTAATTAACGCTGCACAACGAATGAATATGAATGAATCTGCAATGAAAGCATTTTTAGCAGATGACAATAAAGAAGTTTTAAAATACATAAAAGAATTAAAACAATGCAAGACTGACCAAAACATTGAAGTAGATTTATTGATGGATGATATTATAGAGCAAGGTGATAAACAGCTAGACAAGAAGGTAATATCCATTTTTATTGATACAGATGCAGAAATTGCAGGATTAATTGGTAATAGATTGCTAGAAAGGTATCAAAGACCAGTGTTGATTTTAAAAGAAAAGGAAATTGACGATGAAATGTATTATACTGGTTCTGCTCGTGCTATTGGAGTAGATGACTTTCGACAGATGTGTGAAGATACAAAACTATGCGAAGCCAAAGGGCATGAATTGGCTCATGGAATAAATATAAAACAATGTGATTACAGTGAATTTATTTCTATATTAGAAAATAAATTAAAAGATATTGAATTTGAAATAACTACTGTTATTGACATTGACCTTAATATTGAAGATATTAACAGAGAACTGATAGATAAAATAAAGATAATTGATAGAATTTCTGGTGAAGGTTTTAAACCTATAACGGTAAGAATATCAAATATAACCGAATACGAAATAGGAGATATGTCACAAAAAAAACACCTAGTAATTAAGCCTACTGATTATTTGCAACTAATCCGATGGAATTGGAATGGCGATTGGGACGAGATAGAAGATAGTGCTATGTTGGGAGAACCTGTTACCGTTATAGGCAATTTAGACAGTGGTTTTTTAGCTAGAAAATTTGTATTAAAAGTAATATGCAATGAAATCGAGGTGGGATAAGCAAGTGATACATTTGCATGTTCATTCAATGTTTAGTCTATTGGATGCTAATATTAAAATAGATGAACTACTGGACAAGGTACAAGAATTGGGTCAGTCTGCTATAGCATTGACTGACCATGGCTATATGTATGGTAGTGTAGAGTTTTTTAAAAAAGCTAAAGAAAGAGGTATTAAGCCCATTATTGGCTGTGAATGTTATATATGTGATAACGTAGAAGAAAAAAATAAGGATAGCACTACATATCATTTGGTGCTATTAGAAAAGAATGAGATAGGTAGACAGAATTTACAAAAGTTAATCAAAGAGTCTACTAAGTATAAATATCGTGGAAAACCAAGAATAGATTGGAATATGTTGTCACAATATCACGATGGGTTGATATGCTTATCAGCTTGTATGGCGGGCGAAGTGTCAAGAGCATTAATGAATAATAATCAATTTCAAGCGAAACAGATTGCCTTAAAATACAAAGAGTTATTTGGTGACGATTATTATATAGAGTATCAATCTCATGAAAATGACGAACAATTAGAACTTAATAGACAGTTGGTTAATTTAGCTAATTCATTGGATATAAAATATGTGGTTACTTGTGATGCTCATTATTTAACTCAGGAAGATCAAAAATACCATAGTATATTTGTGCAGATAGGTCAATCAAGAGAGGTTGGTGAGACTTATAACGATTGTTATATTCAATCAGAAGAAGAAATATTGGCAAAATGTTTAACTACAGTTGAATATAATAAGATTGCTGTACGCAATACACATGAAATAGCCGACAAATGCAATACTGAATATCCATTGTCAGCCCCCATTATACCTCACATAGATATACCAAATGGATTTAAAAATGAGGAAACTTATTTTAAATATTTATGTAATAAAGGTTTCACAGAAAAAAAATTAAATACTAAGTTAAAAGAAGAGCGTGTCAAATATAAACTAAGAGCGAAATATGAAATGGATTCTGTATTAAAAATGGGATTTGAGGGCTATTACCTTCTTGTACATAGCTATGTGTCGTCTGCTAAACGTAGAGGTTTAGGGAGGGGTTCTTCAGGAGGGTCATTATTAGCTTATTTAATAGGATTGACTGATATTGATCCTTTGGAATATGGTTTATATTTTGAAAGATTTATTGATGTAGGTGCTTTAGATTTATTAGAAAGTGGAGAAATAACAAAAAAGCAACTAAAAATACCTGATGTTGATACAGATTTTGCTCCAAAAGACAGAGATAAGGTTAAACAGTATATTATAGATAAGTATGGTGAGGATAATGTAGTTGGATTAGGTCAATTCTTTTATATTTGGGCGAAAGGTGCAATAAAGGATATCGGCAAAGTATTAAATATCCCATTTTCAGTTACAAATGAAATAACAAAACAATTAAACGATGAAACAATTGAAGAAGCATTAGATAGTGGTGTATTGGACAACTACAAAGATGAATACCCAGAGTTGTTTGAATATGCATCTAAATTGTCAGGATTACCTAAATCATTTGGAGTTCATCCAAGTGGTTCAGTTATTTGTATGAGAAATGCTGATTATTATAATGCACTTTCATATGATGAAGAAAAAAACATCTGGGTTTTACATGGTGACATGGATACGGCAGAAGATTTGGGGCTTGTAAAAATTGACTTGTTAGGATTAAGGACTCTTGATGTTATATACGATGTACTTGAAATGATTGGGAAAGATTATGAATATATTGCACCGCATAACATTGATTTGCATGATGAATTAGTATGGAATGAATTTAAGCAAGGCAATACTGCATTAATATTTCAATTTGAATCGCTGGGTATGAGAAAAACACTTAAAGATATGGAATGCAGTAATATAAATGATTTAGGTGTAGCAAATGCCCTATATAGACCGGGAGCAATGAATTATATCCCCAATTATATCAACAGAAAGAAGGGTATTGAAGAAGTTAGTTATTTGCACCCTGACTTAGAAATGATTTTATCAGTTACATACGGTGTTATTGTATATCAAGAGCAATTAATTGAAATAGGTAAGCTTGCTAATTTAAGAAATCCTGATGAATTAAGACAGGCAACTGCAAAGAAAAAGCCTAAATTAATGGCAAAAATTGAACCAGAACTAAAAAATGGTTTAATAAAACGAGGTTGGACTGAGAATCAAGTAAATAAATTATGGGAAGATATATTAGATTTTGCGAAATATAGTTTTAATAAAAGCCATGCTTTTTGTTATGCATTAACAGCTTATATAACAATGTATATGAAAGTTCATTATCCTGTAGAATTTATCTGTGCATATGTGAATTCATACGATGGTGATGTAAAAGACATTCCCAAAGTACTTCAAGAAGCAGTCCGTATGGGAGTAAATATTGGCTTTGACTACTGGAAAAATATATTACAACATACTACTGTTAAGAATAATAAAGTGTTATTAGGTATTAATACTTTAAAAGGTTTTGGAACAAATGTATCAAATGCACTTATAGATGTAGGAACCAGAAGCCATGACACATTTTTAGACTTACTAGTTGATTTTGAAAATAATCCAGATATTAATAAAACACAATTAATGACATTGATACAAATGGACATGTTTAAGGAATATGGTAATAACGGTAAGTTAGAAAAGTTATATAAATTGTATTCTGATGTATATAATAGAAAGCAGTTTAGTAAAGATAACTTGCCAGTTGATGAAGAAATATTAAAAAAATATTCAAAAGAAACAGAAAAACAGTATAGAGAAGTTAATTCACATGGACTATTTAATGAGTTGTGCAATAGTATAAAGGACAAGAAGATACCTTTAAAAAGACAACTAAGTATTGTTTTTGAAAGCTTAGGAATTATTGACTATACAAATCCAGAACTTGATGGATTTGGTTATGTGCTAAAGATAGATACAAAATACTCACCTAAGATAAGACTCTATTATTTAAATAACGGAGAGCAAGAAACTTGTAAAGTAAGCAAAAAAACTTTTGCTAATAACCCAATTGAAGTGGGAGATATTATTCAAATAGGCAAAACATCAAGAAAGCATAGAAGAATTTGGAATGAAGATATAAAAGATTTTGTAGTTATTGAAGATGCTTTTGATACATGGATAGACAATTATATAATAAGGTAGGTGGCATATGGCAAAACATTATTATACAGACAAACAATATAGGGAATTGCTTAATCATATTGTTATATTACATACTGGAAACGAACAAGTTAATAATCATATTATTGATTACTTCGATAAGAATAAAATTAAGCATAAAAAGAAAGCATTAAAAACGGGGGATTACTCATTTTATATTGAAGCATGTCCAGATTTAGGCTTTATAAGAGATACATATTTTGTTGATCAATTAGTAATTGAGCGAAAAAATTCTGTAGATGAATTAGCTAGGAATTTTGTTGAACATGATGAAAGATTCTTTAAGGAGTTGAATCGTTTTATTAATATAGATTATTGCTACATACTAATTGAAGATGACAGAATAGATGATATAATAGAGCATAATTATCGTTCAAAGTATGATGAAAAGGCTTATTTACGTAGACTGTTATCGGTGCAAAAGGTTTCAAACTTTTATCTTAACTTTGTTAAAAAAGAAAATATGGGCAAAATGATTTATGAAATATGTCTAAGTGCATTAAATGGAATGATTTTAAAATAATTCTAAAATACACATATAAAACTATTGACAAAC